TTTTAGCCTTCTTCCCAATAATCATATGACCAATTGACATTATAAAAAATAACAGCTTCATCATCATAAGCTACCGGAACATCATCCACAGCCTGTGGATAACAACCGACTAATTTAATTTTTTTTGCTACTGTTTCATCCGAAGCTAACAATCTTAAATATAAATCTGCTTTGATTAGAGAATCCAAACTCCCTATTCCAGTCCTTGCATTCTGAATTGTTTGCTTCCAGCCATAAATAGCATTGAATATTTCTTGGTCAGTCCCTTCAATAAAAACGACTGGCCAAGCATGAGAAAAAGTTAACTTTCCTGGTACTTTAACGCCTCCTGTTCCTTTGTACGGAACCAAAATCTCACCAAAACTTCTTCCAGGTATCACAGCACTCTGTGCTCGAACCTCCATATGATCTCTATTCCCGCCTCCTATAACTTTCGGGATAACTATATCCCACCAATACGTCCGTGCAGGATTACTTATATCATGTTTCAAATTGTCCGCAGACATGCTCATTTTATTTCTCCTTTATGATTTTATCCTAATAAAAATCCCTTTGAAACTAATTCTTCAAAACTAGCACCACTTGTAGTAGCAGTCACACGTAATCGTATAAATTCTGCTGCTCTTGAAGGTTTAACAAAAACATCTACATGTAATTCTTTTGAATCAATTACTGATGAAGTATTGTTTGTAGTATCACAAACAACATGAAATCCTTGATCACCTGCTTCTGTTTGAAAAGCACCTTGGGCAGATAAATTACCTAAATATTCATTTAACAATGCTTCTATTCTAAATCTTGTTAAATCATTATTTGGCTCCATAACAAATGATCTAAGTGCTACTGCCATAGCCTTTTCCATAACTATAAGCAATCTCCTGACATTAACTGAACTAAGAGCAGAAGTTTTCTTTTGTAATGTACTCTGTCCCCAAATTACATGCCCTTCTCCCCGAAAGGTTTGTAGCGGATTTATCTGGGCAGCATACAAAACGTCCCTTTCCCCCTGAGTTAAAGTAGTACCATCTGTCTTGGTACACTCAAGAACACTATCCAAAACTCCTCTATTAAAACCCGCAGGGGCAAACCACACATTACTTACATAATCATTATAAGCATATTGAGCTGCAACATATCCTGAAGGAGGTACCTGAAGTAAAAGATCATTGTATGCATCATGAATCTTTGGCCAAATAGTATACAAGGCACAATAGTTTGAATTGAAATTCTGTGTAGTATTTCTAAACGTCAACATGCTAGTAGAGGAATTTGTGCTGGCATATGGCATATCCAAAATTGCAATACAATCTAACCTGTCTTCTGCAACATCTCTTATTGCAGTCTGAACAACTACATCTGTTTCCCCACCATTAATAAGAATTCTAGTATCTACATCATCTGGATTTTCAAATTCTTCCCAGCCTGTAACTAAATCGGAAGAAGAAATATCACTACCATCACTTCCACCAGAAAAAGTTAACCTAGTTGCCTGTGCAGAAGGGACTGCGGTATTGGCAATATCAGTATTGTCCTTAACTATAATATATTTACTTATTCCATTTATCTTATCTTCTAGATAAAGTTGTTTTCCAAATCCATCCACTTTAGTTTTTCTGGAAACTTTAAATAATTCAACCTGAGACCAATTGCCATCAGCATCCTGATGATACACTACTATTTCAAATGTGTATTGATTTGTAGCTACTTCATCTGTGCCATCCTTAACATTCTGTATTTTGATCCCAATTTTATTATTCCAAACTCCAGGATTAGCCCCAAGAATTTGAAATAGTGTATCTTCTTCATATCCAGAAGCCGCAGTAAAACTATCACTAGATTGCCCAGCACTTAAAGCTGCATTACTATACTCAGAAGTACTCTTCATTATATTAGCACCGCCCCAAAGAGCCCCATTATGAACTCTGAGACAATATAATGCGTTCCCTTTTGCTAAGTATGCTAATGCAGAATAATGAAGGTAATGTCCCGAACTAGGATCTGGTTCTCCATACTCCTCCAAAAACTGCTGGTCACTTGTCATTAACCTAATATTATTTACATCTCCTTTAGCCGAATAACCTACAATGGCCGCTGGAGCAGTTGCAATTCGAGGTACTATATCACTCAAATCTCGTTCTTGAACATAAACTCCTGGGCTTAGATAAATTGCCATAACTCTTTCTCCTTACTCTAATAAAATATATTAACGTAATTCTTTACGTAATTTAATATCTACTATAAATTGTTCCACATAATGTTTCCCGTTTGGTGCCACATAATCTCTCCTGAGGGTGCATTTTGTGATATTATTTCTCTTTACTTGCCAAATCCCAAACATCTTATTTAAATTTTCATCCGTTATTTTGTTAATAAATTGTTGTTTTGTTACTTTTCTCTTCCCCCAATGATTCTCTGGATCTTTATGGTAATAAGTTACCTTTCCCCAAACTTCTATCCTTGCTACCCACCCTTCCACTGTCTGGTCAAAGTCCATTGGACGAATGTCCGGAGTAGCTAACTCCCCACGTATTTTTTCTATCTCTTTAGCAGATAGAGCTTCAGAAAGTTTGGTTTCATTTGCTCCAATTATTTCTTGTAGTATTTGATCAAACATTTTACTCACCTGCTCCACGGAATGTCCACTTCCCAGAAGACAATGTATACCATGCACTCATAAAATCAATACTATTGCTTCCACCTCGCTTAAGCGAAAATGAAAAATGGACTGGCCACCAAACCGAATTGCCTTCCTCTTTAGGTACTTTTCCGCCACCAAAACTTACAATATGTAAGGTTTCCAATCCTGCCGACAGAACACCTGCTTCATCTACTAACTCTTGACTTTCAAAAACTAAATAAGGTGTCCCAGTTCGTCCTTGTTTAATTTCTTTGGTTAATGTAACAACCACTCCTATTCGTTTTGTAATTTCTTCCTCTAGTGGTTTTAAATCTATTTCTGGAAAAACTACTTCTTCAGCTTCATTCAACTTCTTTGTATTTTCAAACAATTCGCCAAACATTCTACTCCCTTTCTATTCTGCCTTATAAATAACACCATCTGCTGTTGTACTTGTCAATGCTTCTGTTAGTGTTACTTTTGTATACTCCCCTTCTAACACTACTGCAGACACTGTATACAACCCGTTATTATCAGTACTCCCTTGAACTATAATATTATCCCCGGAAGATAGTTCTGATGTCCAGTCCCCTTCAATTAAAACAAAATTACTATCAATATCCACTGAATAAATATTATAAAGATTTCTTCTGAAAAATTTAAGTGCTTCTTCCAATTCTGTATTTTGACCTGAATCTTCTACTACTATTGATTCATAATCAGTGCTTCCCAAATCATCTTTATCATAAACAGTTAACTGTATTTTTTCAATAATCCCCACTGTTTCAGATTTTAATATCCAACCATCCACTTTTATTGGCATTCTAAACTTAAAAATAATACCTGTATCGTATTTCTCATCATAAGTTGATTCATCAACAATATCTCCAAAATGCAAATCTGGAGTTATCTCATAAGTATCCAAATAAGTTAAAGTAATTTTTGGATTGTCATGTTGCCAAAAGATGTATTCTTCAATAGCTTCATAAAGTTTATCAGCATCCTTTGACCAGAAACATACGTCATAATTTATATCAATAGGTTGTGCTTTTACGTGAGTAGTTTGATCCAACCATATGCCTCTTCGTGCTAAAGGAGTTCTTTGTCTAGACCAACTGGGGCCGAAGGATGATCTATAAATGGAAATAAAATCAAGAAAATTTTCTTGCCTTCTCTCAGCCATTTCCCTAAGAGCTATTTCCATAGGTGCTTGAACTATTGCATGTTTCTGAGCAAGATCAGCTACACCTAAAATAGTTTTAAACCTATTATATAAAAGGGTTTTTATTCCTAAATCATATTCTTTTCCGATACTAGCCATTGTTCTCACTTCTACCTATAGCTAAAAGGGCACATAAAAACATATTCAAAACCTCATCCTTTGCTTCAGAATCTAATTCAAATTCTTCCATCCACTCTTCAGCAAAATTCTCAGGTTCACTAATTTCTTCTTTCACTTTAGAAAGATAGTCATTAAGTAATTTCTGCACAACTATTAAAAACCCAAGCAATCTATAAAACTCTACATCAGTCGTACAATTTAGTTGTAATTGGATTATTCTCACGAATCTCCCCTAGGTCAGATGTTACTTTTACTTTTTCTTTTATTTGATCCAAATTTTCAACTTTGACATTATTAAATGATGCACCTGGTTGTAAAGTCAAAGTTGAACCATTTCCAAGATTAAGTTGAACATCTTCCTGTGAAATATTTTCAATTTGTTTTATTCTCATTCGGGATAATCTCCTTCTTCCTCATTATAATTTTCCTCTTCGGGGGGAATTTGTTTCATTGTATCCGTATGAGACGGCTTTTGTTCCTCTAAATCTACGTCAAATTTTTGATTATAGAACTTTTGAATTTTATCTAATTGTTGTTCCATTTGAAATATGTGAGAACCACCTCCGGAGAATCTTTGTTCATGTGCAAGTTCATCCGTCAATTCATTAATATAATTGGATAATTCTTCTTGGGACATAAGGGAAATCTTGTTTTGAACCTCTAGCCAAACTGATTCCATTATATTAAACCTCTCACTCAAATTCTTCATATTTTCAAATAATTCGCCAAACATTCTACTCCCTTTCTATTCTTCGTGGCACGCCTTTATATGCTTTTACAAGTACACTATCATGTGTGCCCTTTATCTTCAAATCCACTAATTCATATTCTGTAACATCCGTTACATTATTTGGAATAAATTCTGGTTCCACACTAATATAACTTCTTTGTATTATATCCACATCCACCTCTGTCCCTATCTCCGAACCTTCCAAGGCTGTTGCTTTATTAGGCAGCCAAATCAACATAGGGAGTTCATCCTCAGTATAAATCCCAATCTTCCTCAATCTATACTTATTTAAATTCCAAGCAATAAAACACATTCCAGAATATGAAACGTAAGTAAGATCACTAGGTTGCTCAAATATATCATTTCCTTCATTAGTATTTAATGAAGTGGTAGTAGGAATATAAATAGTACAGTCTATTCCTGCTATATCCAAAGCAATATCCACATTATTTCTAAGCGTATCTATTACTCTACGAGGAATTAATTTTGACATTATATATCTATTTCCTTAGGATAATTTTCTACTTCAATAAGAGAAGCATCAAAATTTTCTTTTACAGCTTTAAATAATCTATTCCTCAATTCTTTATCTAAAGCAAGAATATCTTGTTGATGGGTTTCAAAAATACTATTTATTTTAATACCTAACATTTTTACAAGGCCATCAGTATACTCTTCTAAATTTAGACTTTCACTTCTAGCTTCATTAGTTCGTTTTAGTATATTCTCAAATTCAGACATTTTTCATTACCCCTTTAATTATGTCAACTTCATTTGGTTT